GGGAACTCGAACTGAAGACCCTCACATTTAAGTGATGGAAACCTCTTCAGAACTTAGGTGACTAACCTTAGTCCCTGAGATTTCCTTCTCAGTTCGGCACTACATACCTACAGTTAAAAGTAGAATATGAGTAAGCTGGTGCTTATTAGTATGATCTTAAGTTTCTATCTAGAAACCTAAGAACCACCTGATAATTGCAATCAGTAATCCGGTTGAAAAGAATCCAAATAAAATCTGGACCTTAACAGGGGCGGATTGTACACTATGAATTATTTCATGTGCTACAGGAAGACCTGTTGCGGCCACACCTAACCAAGTTAGATGTACCGACTTGATCATTAACAACACAAATTCGAATAGGGTTATATTACCTATCTCATAAAGATGTTGATAATGTTCAAACATCATGGAAATAACACCATGGTGCACGGCACAGACTATCACGATAGATGACAGATATATTTCGATACTATGAGTTATTATAGCTCACAATACCAAAGATACCTTACTCCAATCTCCTTTTTCAAGGTCTATGTCAGTCAAACTGAATAGAGATGATACTCAGTACCATATACTAAGCATTAGATTAATGACGGCTTTAAGGCCTACCACCTGAGATATAACACTCAGGATGAAAGTAGACCAAGTCAGGAAGATAAGTCTTCTTCTTATTACTTTTAACACAAATGGGACTAAAACCTTTCTAGGGGTTGTAGCACCAAGAGGTGACAATTTTAATAAGGAAGCAAATCTCCTAATCATTAATCGAGTCGGGAATAACCCGGCTTGCATGTAAGCTTGCGCTTCTGGATTATCAGGAATAGGTCTAGCTAACTCATCAGTTTTTGTTAAAACTTTTAAGATAGCTTTCACTACCGCTGATTCAGCTAAAGCAATAGAATGGGACGCTCTCATGGAAAATACTCCTTTAGAAACAAAATATTTACTTAATCCTGATTCAATAATCAGAGATGGTACTATTTCGTTTGGGTCTGCGAAGACCGTCTGGCATAACCAATCAGTTGATTTATCAATTAATCGGTTTAGACAGAAAACTAAAGGATTATTATATCCTTGTAGAGTAGACAGAGTCTCTTTAATGAAGGAAGCTTCGTATTCAGAGTGGAGACTCAGACTCTTTATATGTTTATCAACCATAGCATTAAGGATAGAATTAACCTTATATGCATCGGTTTGAAATTTATATAAATCAGATTCGACAAGATGATACTTGGCATTGAAAAGAAGAGCGTTAAAACTCTCTTTTAGGTTTTTATAAGAACCTATCCAATGATCAGTGGGAGCTATTACAGAAATTCTATCATAGAATTGCTGCAATACCTCATCACTCTTATTACCGTGTTTAATGGTGATAAGACTATCGAAAATAAGATATAATTTTATCATGGAATTGACTTTATTTATACAATAATGTCCCTTCTTCATAATAGAAAATATCTTTCTGAATAACTCCGGGTGCCGCTCAATTGGTAAAGACCAACCGTGCGTGGAACAATTCTGTAAGAAATTGTATAATAAAGGGTATTTCTGATATGTGGATATTAATCCACCGATCGGAAAGCCAGTTATTTCAATTCCTTTATGGAATCATCTCTTGGCAAACTCAAATGTATCAAATGATACATGAGTCTTTGCTTCAGAGAAAGGCATATCATACTGTTTTAATAGTATTTTATACTGTTCCGCTACCAAATCATTATATATCACAAGATCGTCTCCTAATAGAAAATATTCACAAAAAGGACCGGTAATACCGGCTCTAATTGCGGATAATCTAACTAAGAAATGATGTGATAATGCCATTGCTGGCCACGAGGAATAAGCTCCCATAGGTTGACCAGTAGCATATGAGAAATGTTTAACTCCTTCCGGAGTTTTACATTCAAACTCATAATCTACCATCAACCTTTTCCAAGCGATTGCTCGCTCGCTACCGATAAGATACCCGATAACTTTCATTTGAAAGTTAATCGGAAACCTATCAGTAGCAGCAGTTAGATCGATGGAATGGAACTTATTATCACCTTTTAATAAAGGTAACTCAGAGAAGGCATTTTGATTAAAGGTCATATCCTGATCAATTCTCTTCAATAGACTATTCAAAGTCTTATGAAGTGGAATCAATGCAGATTGTGTCCAATAGTCAACAATACCTATAACTCTCGTCTTACCCTCCTTATCGGAGAAATACGACAGTCTTCTAAGACTTGTTGTTGATCTCTTGTAGAATGATGACCAATAAGATGCTAAAGTTTGGTACTGGAGAATATCCAATCTATCTGTTAGACTATATATTTGTTCTGCCAGCAACTCACCTCCTAATAGCTTAATATCTGCTATTAGTTGAGAGGATAAGTTGGTAACTTCACTTATAGAAGTCAAGATAGCTTGGCCTCCAGGACCCTTTTTAGTACTTAAATGGAAACTATCCCATGGTCTTCACATACCTCGTTTAAGTTTCAAATCTCTACAGATTTGATAAAACTCAGAATCTGATATAAAATCACTAGTACCTTTATAAGGTGCTGTAATAGTATCAGTTTTAAGTTCACTCTTTAAAGTAAGAGATCTTAACGATGTAAGTAAAGTCGTTAATACTTTTACTCTCTCGATATTATCGGGAAAGTAAATAGGTTTCAACCAACTAGGGATTCCTTTGATGGATTTAATTCCATCAACAGGATCCAAAATTGGGGAACCAGAGATGTCTCTCATAATCATATTTCGACATGTTTTAACATGAGAAATAGTTCATGGAAGACCTCTAGTATTAACAAAATGGGTTACTTCTTTACAGAAGTAATCTACAGAGGAGCTAATCCAGCTACTCTCATTTGGTAAATATGTAATTAAAATTGACCTCATAAGAGGCGACATTCTGCTTAATAACAGAGATGTCTTATTAATTGTTTTATTTATTTTTATGTTTGTAGCATTATTAGTTATTATAATGGTACGCTATTCACATTATAGAGTTTTACTCTAAAGTGTGGAGGGCTAGTCCTCTTCGGATATGGGCACAATTAAGAAAGCCCAATCACCCTATATGTAAATAACATAGGTATATGATCGTCGTTAGACGTCATCAGTATCACGTGTTAAGGTCAATAGGGACCAGTGTTTCATGGTCTAGATTTGGTTCACGCGATCCGCCAGGCTCGTAAGCTGAAAAGCTCGAGTTCTTCCTGATCTCAGGTCTGCTTTGTATACAGAGTAAAAGCTCTGATGCCAAGTAATACCATTTTGGCGAGTTCAACATCATCATGA